ATGAGGGAACGTAAGAGACATGGATATATTTCAGGCAAAGACTTTGATCGAGTGGTGCACCTGCTTGGAGCATGTCATCGTATAGGAATGACCCGTGGGTATTTGGATAAGATATGCCACTGGAAGCCTGGGCGCACTCAAAACATTCTATCGGGGAAACAACGGTCAATAAGTTCAACTGATCTGAATATGTTTATTGCTGCTTCCCCACACCTCAAAAGACTTTATGAAGCAATGAACAGTATTGAAGGGGGAAGGTAATGTCCAGTAAGTATGAGCGAATGATAAAGCCAAACCTTGATAAGATTGGCGAAATGATTGCAGAGGGCGTCAAGGTAAAAGACATCTGCAAAGCTTTTAAGATATCAAATACGACATGGCATAAGTACAAGGTGGACCATCCTGAGTTTGGTGCACTATGGGAAGAGAAGCGCACAGAGCTTGTTGCTGATCTGACTGCATTGGTTGAAGAAGGTCTTCGATCTAAGCTCACCTATCAATACAAGATGGTCGAAGAGGTCAAGGAGTATGACGTCAAGTTAGACGGTAGCAAGACATTGATGGCTGTTAAGGAGAAATGGAAACTTATCCCTCCGTGCTCAACAGCATTGATCTATGCAGCAAAGGTTGCTGACCCAGTTAAGTTTGACTATGACTACAAGCTTCGTGAAGCACGCAAGAAGAAGGTCGAGGCCGAAACATCAAAGATAGCTGCTGTTGACAATACAGCACAGCTCATCGCTGACAGGATGGAAATGTATGTACCGTCACAGAAGTCAGCCTGAATGGTTTAACGCATGGGCTAAGAAGTTCTATAACTCTAAAGAGTGGAAAGCATTACGCGACTTGGTAAGAGAAGACCAGGGCATGAGGTGTGAGCACTGTCATAAGTTGATCATAAGCGGCAAAGCAATATGTGACCACATTATTGAGGTTTGTCCAGATAATTATGATGATATTAATATCACATTAAACAGAGATAACTTGCAGCTCCTCTGTATTCCATGCCACAACGTAAAGACTTTTGGAAAAGTTCAATGCTTTGATGTTGCCGGACGTGATGATGTCAATCTATTCTGAAAACAAAAACAAAAGACCAGTCCCCCCCTTCGGCCTCAGATTGATGCAGAGGATAGAACGACGCCGTAACCTCTCTGTTACTCGCTCCAAGGTTTTCAGCTTGAGTTTTTTAGCTCAATTGTCTAGAAAGTTGCTCTAAACTAAGTGAAACACACTGATAAATACGCAGAACTCATAAGAAGCGGCGATATTCCTGCGTGCAAAGAGCTAAAGCTTGCGATAAAGCATATAGAAAAGCTGAAATCTATGTTTGAGTTCAGGCAGAGTGAAGCAGATCGCGGAATTGCATTTATAGAAAACGAATGCAGCAACACCAAGGGCCGAAGCGATAATCTAAAGCTTGCGCTTCCTCAGAAGGTATGGCTAGAAGTTGCCTGGGGGTTCTTTCACACGGTCAATGTCGAGAAAACTGACCCTGACACTATGGAAACTTTTATTGCTCCTGAAGAGCGAAGACTTATCAATGAAGTCCCTCTGGTTGTTGGCCGTGGTAGCGGTAAAACAACGCTAGGAGCTGCCGTAGGAAAAAGAGGATTTATTGCGGACGGAGAGCACGGTGCCGATGTCCAGCTGCTAGCAAATACCCGTGAACAAGCCGGTTTTCTCTACAACGCATCGAGGTCAATGCTCAATAATCGACGGTCAATACTCAACCTTATGAAAGAACACGACCAGATAGCAAGCACTAAGCTTGGGCTGATTCATCGTGCCACAAACAGCCTTATGTCAATTAAAACATCAGACTATAGCGTGCTCGACGGTACCAATGCACATATCAACATCTTCGATGAGCTCCACGCTTACACCGAAGACTTCGTGAAGGTCGTGAATGACGGTTCTAACCTCAAGCGCAAGAATTGGCAGACTTGGTACCTTACAACAAACGGTGTCACTCGTGATGCCGTCTTCGACCGCTACTTCACATTATGGCTTGATATATTGCACGGGCGAACTGAAATCTACAACATTATGCCCTTTATCTACAGGCTCGATGACATTAGTGAGGTTTATGATGAGTTAAAGTGGGTAAAAGCCATGCCTTTGCTAGGAATTGCGCCTGAAAGGGAATCTGTTCAAAAGGATTTGAAAAAAGCGAAAAATGACCCTATTGCGCAAGCAGAAATCTTAGCTAAAACATTCAATATACCGATGAACAACTACCAATCGTACTTCACCAACGATGAGTGCCGCGGCTCTAGTGACAAGTTCAATGCAGAGCTATTCACAGGTACCGATGAGCGAAATGCACGCTGTGTGATAGGCGTCGATATGTCAGATGTTAACGACATTTGTTCTGTTAGCTTTATGGTTGTTGTTGGTGACAAGCGCTACTTCATGAATAAAAAATTTGCTCCACGAGCTGTCATAGAAAAGCTGCCAAAAGTTCAAGCAGACAAGTATTTAGAGTGGGAATCTGCTGGACATATTCACATTCATGAGCTTCCGTACAACGATCCGAGGTACGTATTTGATGAAGTTTACCAATTTGTTACTTTTCATAAAATTCTTCCCGTAAAAGTTGGCTATGACAAATGGGGATCACGAGATTTCATAAACTTTATGGGCGAACATTTCGGAGACATATGCGAACCTGTGCAGCAGACCGTTAAGGAGCTATCACCGCAGCTCAAGGTATATAAAGCAAAGCTTGGTGCAGGTGAAATAATCTTTAATGACCCGGTTGCCACATGGTGTCATATGAACGTTCAGGTTAAGTCAGATGCCAACAAAAACATCTTCCCCAACAAGCAAAAATCATCAGGGAAAATTGATGTGTTTTCTAGTCAATTGGACGCGTTTATTGCCTATGAAAACGACAAAGAGGCCTTACGTACGTATTTCTAGGTAGGGAATTTTGACAAATATGGAAGAATACGCTCTGAACTGAGTTTAACTATGATTGGAGCGACAATTGGCGAAGAAAGGCTTAATGAGTTTACTGTCACGGGTCCTGCCCGGTGGCGTTTTCGTCAATCACAATAGGGCTGTTCAACACGAATGGTTGCGGACTCGAAAAAAGAATTACTTCAATTCAAATTCAATCTTTTTAGAAAACATCTACAACAAAATAGGAACAGATGTCGGAACCATGCGATTCAAGCATGTCAAGATCACCAGGAATACAGATGCTGTAGATTCCTGGGAGTGGTTTGAGTTTTCTGATCTCGCACAAGCGGTGAGCATATCACCAAACAACGATGCAGGACCTGTTGTTTTTTGGTCAGATGTTATAAGAACCATGCTTGAAAAAGGAATTGCCGTAGTAGTGCCTGTTTTCAGTGGAGCAACACTAACTGCTATCCATCTTGCAGAGCAAGCTGCAGAGCACAACCAAAACAAAGTTGCCGTAACGGTCAATGATGAAGAAAGAATTATTGATAAATCTGATGTGTGGATTTTTGAGAATCCAAAGCAGAACCTTACTATGCAGCTCGGTCAAATGACAAAACTCATTGATGAAAACCTACGGGCACTTTCAGAAAAGGTTATTGAGCCAAAGTCAAAGATAAGAGCATTTCTTGAGCTCACAACTATGGCAGCAGATGAAGATCTTAAGAGGAAATCACAGCAAAGAGTCAAAGACATGTATGAAGTTGCGGAAAACGGTGGAATTGGTTTTTTGCAAAAGGGCGAAAGCATTCACGAGCTTTCACACGTTGGGCTAACGACATTTACTTCAGAAGATTTGGAATTGGTTAAATCACAGCTCTATCATGCATTTGGCATCAATGAGGCACTGTTCACGTGTGATTACAACGAAGATCAGTACCGGGCCTACTACCAAAGTGTTGTAAAGGTATACATGCGCGTGGTCGCAGAGGAAATCAACAGAAAATTCTTTACCAAGACAGCTAGAACTCAAGGTCAAAAATGCCTCGTATATATGGATCTCTTTGACATAGCTTCACTTAAGGACCTGAACGAGTTCGCATTCAAGCAGACCTATATAGGAAATACCAACAGCAATGAGGTTCGTGAAGTCATTGGTCTACCTCCTTATGACGGGGGAGACACCTACTTTACCAACAAGAATGCTATTCCCGCTGAACTTCTTGCAGGAATGACGAATCAGAATGAAGGGATTGAGCAATGACGGTACCTGGAACACAGCAAAACATGAGCCCATTTAATGGAAATTTCCTGGGGCCCGAAGGGGATATTTTTAACCTAGCAGATATTGGCGGCGGGACAGCAAAATGGGGAAAAATCCGCGGTGATATTGCTGAGCAAATCGACCTTTATGAACGTATGAGCAAGGTGGTTCATTATCGCAGTGGGTATGAAGATCCGCACTTGTTTGGCGTAGACAACGGCACGGGGTCGTATAACTACGATACGGGCGTTGAAATGGTTGACGGTGCTACCTACGAAATCATCACTTCAGCCTATGACGGCACCTGGGCGCCGTCTGCTAGCCCACAAAACCTTTTCGGCTTCCCGAAGTTTATTCCGCAGGTGCAGCCAGGTGCACAACTATGCCCATTCGGTGTTGACTTCAGCATCACAGACTACATGGGGACTCATAAGGCTGTCGCACTTGTAAGGTATCAGGAACGCGTCTCGAAGCTAGACCCTACGCACCGTCATGCTGAACTTGCTCCGTTGCGCATGTCGCTTGCTGTCATGCGTGGAACTGCGGCTGCCAACAAGCCAATAGATGACGAGACGTACAACGTTTACCCAACCTGGCAAAAGGCTACATTTGAGGGCAACGGCAGTCGCGGAATCATCGTAGATCCCACACGTAAGCCCACGCTTGTTGTCGGGTTCAACGCTCCATCCGGTGTTGGTGTTCCAACTAACGTGAAAAACATTGCTTACATGATCAAGGTTATCGAGACTCGTTCTACAAGCGACTCGAACCTTCCCGTCTAAGGAGGCTTAACGTGAGGATTAAAAACTTTAACATCAAGGCTGTGAGTGAATCTCAAGAAGGTGGTCCTGACTTCACCGGCTATCTCACAACTTACGGTAATGAAGACCGCGATGGGGACGTTATTGTCGAAGGCGCCTTTGCTGAATCGATTAAGAAGAAGTCAACAGCACCACTGCTTTTTAATCATGAACGCAACTCAGTCATTGGAAAGCTGGAGCTTGAGGATTGCCAAGAGGGCGTAAAAGTTAAGGCCTATCTTAACTTGAATGATGATCTGGCCGTGAAGGTGAAAGAGCTCATAGAAATGGGCGCACTCGACTCAATGAGTGTTGGATTTGGGATTAAGCGGTATGAACTGGCTGATCAGGAAAATCCATGGCGCAACTGGTTGATTCACGAAGCTGAAATCTATGAGGGTTCAGTTGTTACCATTCCAGCCAACGAATTGGCGGCTATTGAAAAAGACCATGAGCTGAACACTGCAGAGCGGGCAGAACTCTTTGAGCTTCGTCAAGAAAAGCGCATGGCAAAAACTATTGAGTACTTAAAGCGGGCAAAGGGCCTGCTTGAGAAGTAGCTTGCAAAGGAGGCAGCTATGAATTTGAAAGACAAGCACGAAAGGCTTGAGGACCTGCAGGCACAGAAGGTCCACAAGCAAAAGGAAATCGCCGCCCTAGAGGATAAGGTGAAGGCGGCCAGCGAAGACGATGTAGAGACTCTTCAGAAAGAGGCAAAAGCTATGAATGAAAGCGCGGAAAAGCTATCCACAGAGATTACAGAGCTCGAAGCTGACATTGCTAAGACACATGCAGTGCTAGACGAGGTAGGTAATGGTATTGCAGATGGCCGTTCAAAATCAAAGATTGAAGCGCAGTCTAGCGGTAAAGACTACCTTGATACGAAGCAGGCGCTTTTAGACTACGCAAAAATAATTGCTGATAATGTTGGCAAAGACCTGCATGAAGTAAATAAGTCGTGGGCTGACCACCTAGCTTCAAAGGGAGTCACAAACCCTGATGTACTGCTTCCTCGTGCTGTGATTAACAAGATTGTCGATAGATTTGAAGACCCATCGGGTATTTTCGGCTCACTCAATCGACATGCCGGATTCTCTGTGTGGTCGAACATGCTTAATGTAGCCACCGGTGATAGTACTCGCGCCCGTGGTCACAAGCGCGGGAAAGATAAAAAAGAACAAGAAATCACCTTGAAAGAAAAGGTGGCCAGAGCTGGTTATGTCTACAAGTACATCACCATCCCAAAGGATCTTGTCAAAGAAGCGCAGGCCTCTGGTGCGGCGTTACTTGCTTACATTCTTGATGAGCTGCCAAAGCGCGTTATCACAGAGATTGAGCGAGCTGTAGTTATCGGCGATGGACGCGCTTCAACTGATGACAGCAAGGTAAAGAGCTTCGAGGCAATTGTAGACGCTGACACTGGATACAAGGTAGACATTGCGGCAACTGGAGTACTCTTCAGAGACATCATGCTTGCTGTTTCTGGCATTAAGGCAGAGGGCCCTAAATACCTTGTAATAAACAGCACTGAGTTTGCAAAGCTCAAGGTTGACCTTGACAACAATGGCGCGTTGAGATTCCCAATTGGTACAGACTTTGAGTCTATGTTCGGTGTTGCTGCAATCTTCACTCCTGAATGGATGGATGCTGCCGAAGAAGAGGGTGACCCAGTTGCAGTCATTTATGCCGGAGATGCATATGACGTTGTTGGAGACAACATCATCGAATCATATGAAAACTTCATTTTGAAAAAGAACTCAAACGAGTACCTTGCTGAGTTGTGGGCTGGCGGCGCACTGCTGAGTCCAGATGCAGCTGCTGTCGTTGTTGCACCAAAGGAAGCATAGGTGGCATAAGATGCTTTCGAGATACATGACAAAGGTTGCATTCACCGACAAGATTACCGGGCGCATCGTTTGTGCGGGTTCTGAAGTTGAATTAGAAGAATCACGCGCGAAAGAAGTCGCTGGTGCGCTCGGTGAAGACAACCTGGTTGCGCTTGACGTTGCGGAAGAATTGCAAAATCATTCCGCAGAGTCATCTGCTGAATCAGAGCGTAAGCAAGCTGTTAAGCCTCAAAAGAGACTTGCGCGTAAGAAGTAGGCATATATGAGTAAAGCTGAAGCCATAACAATCTTAGGAGCCGTCAAAGACTTGGTTGAGGTTGACGTCGCTGAGGATATTTTTGACTCACAGCTGCTGGCGATTATAAACACAGGAATGGTCTTTCTTAAAAATCAGGCCATTCCTGTTGGCGCCATAAATGCGGATACTGGTCTTGATGACTTCAACATGCTCAAAGATGATGACATTCACATTGTTATCGCCTGGCTTCACCTTTATTGCTTGCAGCGCTTTGATCGCACTTTGTCCGCTGGTCAAGGGCAGTCTGCAACGGTGTCATGGATTGATAGAGAGATGACAAACTTCATCATGCATTTGAAGGTGAGGTATGACAATGGGAGCAAATAGAGTTGCCATAACGCTCTGTCATACTGAGCCTTTTGAGCAAGAAGAAGGTGTCTGGGAAGACAGGCTCATTGAGCGCAAGGTCAAGGCACAAAAAGAGACTATCTTCCAGAAGCGTCGTGACCAGGCGCGCGTTGATGGACTTGTGTTGACAGCGCGCTTTAAGATCCGTGGCGTAATGCCTACTGACAACTTAGATTACGTCAAGTGGAATGGTGCAAGGTATAAGGTTTCTTCAATCCATCAACTTGACTATGCGCATGACTACATAATCGAAATTGGTGAACTAATATGAAGATCTTTGCCACAAGAAAAGAGCTTCAGAAGATGCTTGAGTGTAACCCTTGCTTCAATGAGGCAGAGGGAGAAGGTCAGGTTTATTACCGTGAGCGTGCGATTAAAGGTCATCCAGATAACTGGGTTATCTATTACCGCATGCCAGCTAAGTCATCAAGATCAGATAACACCATTCATATGCGCAAGGTATTAATTAGCGTTGTCCATGTTCATCGTCTAAAGCTTGATAGTGTTGAGGAATTCATGCTGAGAATGTTTGGTGTTGAGCCAACTGCTTTTGACATCGAGCAGCCAGACGTTGACTATTACGCCACATATTATGAGCTTGAACTGTTTACAAGCGGGGTGTGGTAGCGATGGGTAAGGGAAATGTCACTGTTCATCCCATAGAGATCGATCTGCAACCACAGATTCGTGAAGAGCTGGCAAAGATTGGTGATGACGTTGTTGCCGATATAAAGGCAAACGCACCGGTTGGACGCAGACGTGGCAAGAAGTACCGTGATGGATGGACGTGGTCTTGGGATGGCGTTTCTAACATTTACGTCCACAATGAGACAAACTGGCAGTTGACGCACCTCCTTGAAAAAGGACACGTAACAAAGAATAGATGGGGGAAGGTTGGATGGGCTCGTGCCATACCTCATATCCATCCGGTTTATGAAAGAGCAAAAGAAAAATTTTACGGCGGATTACAAAAATTAAGAATAGCTCGATGAAAGGGGAAATAAATGTCTAAGTATGAAAGACGACAGGTAACACACGGTATAGAAATGGCAGCCTACGCAGCTATTAAAGAGAGCACAACAACGCCCGGAACGCTTGATGAGGCGGTAGTACCAAAAATATTTACAGGTGTTACTGAGTGTGGTTTTGAGACCTCGCAAGATAGCCAGGAAATCTTTGCCGACAATCAGATACACATGAAGGCAAGTGGAGCATCAAAGACTGAAGGTTCAATCAAGGGCTTTCAGTTGCCAGAGGATTATTTGATCAACCACCTTGGTTATGTTGAGCTAGAAAACATTGGTGGCTACACTGCTACTGATAATCAGCGTAATTTTGTCTGGCAGTATATCGAGCTCATTACTGATGAAATGGGTAACCAGTCACGTCAGCTCGTTATCTTCTACAATGTGCAGCCTTCGCCTCCAAAAGAGTCATCAAAAACTGACACAGACAAGGTTGAGGCAAAAGAGTTCGAGATTCCTTGTTCAGCTCTTCCTAACTCCATGGTGCGTGATCCTAAGGGACGCGCCATCACTTCAGTAATCATTCCTGAAACAAAGGATAACGCCTGGGTGTTCGACCTCGCATACAAGCAGGTAGTTACTCCAGACACTGAAGAGCCACCAAAGGTGTAAGGAAAGACCATGATTAAACGTGTAGTTAAAGACGTGCACTTTGACGGAGAAAGCTTTGTCGAGCGCGAAAAAACAGTCTGGTTTGCATACAACCTACGCGCGGTGAGGATGTATGAACAGTCAACTGGAAACAATTTTTTTGCAGAGTATAACAAGGCGCTCCAGTCGCTTTTTGCCTACTTTGGCAAAGGAAAAAAAGTGTCGGAGCTAAGTAGCGAACGGCTAAGCAATAGCCTTGAGGCAGAGGAAATCTTTGGAATTTTGGCAGACCCGGTACTCTGTGAGTTTCTGACTGACTTTGTGCCTTGTATGTATGTCGAAATTGTTGGCGGATCAACCATGCAAAACGATACGACACTTGATGCTTGCTCGTACAGTAATTGGTTTATGGGTCTGATCTCTTTCGATTTCTTGCTCGAAATCATGACGGTGCTCGAAAAGTTTAATGAGGGAAAACAGATGGGTCGGGTTCCCGCAAAAAACCCATTACCAGTATCGACATCTACAGGTTGCTCTGTCTCAGACAAATCAGCTTTGAATGGGCAGAGCAGCAGCACCTCAACTACGTAATATCAATACTTTCTTCAATCACAGAAAGTGAAGAAGGTGGCGACCAGGGGCGCAATTTGAGCGATAGAGAAGTAATGTCGTTTGTTGTTAAGTAAAGGGGGTAGTATCTGTGGCAGAAATGAAAGGAATAACCGTTGAATTTGGTGCAGATACTATCCAATTTGACAACTCGGTTAGAGGCATTAATAGTGCCTTAGGTGTCCTTCGTCGTGACATCATGCGCCTTAATCGTGATATGCGATTTGATGGGGTCAATGTTGAAGGGCTCAACGAAAAACTGAGGCAGACCGAAGAGGCTTTGAAGCTCAACAAGGACAAGGCAGAATCTCTAAGGAAGCAATTGTCTGAAACTTCAGATCCTAAAATGCAGGAACGCTTAAGCCGGGAGCTGCAAGTTACCGAAAACAATATTAAGAATCTTGAGCGATCTGCAGCTTCAACACAGGCGCAACTTGACAGAATGAATGACCCTAGCAGTGCATATAATCTCAACAAGGCGTTTGAAGATGTAAGCTATGAGCTTGAAACTGTTAATAAGTTACTTGAGCTTGACCCCAGTAATGTTGATCTCGTTGCCAGGCAATCAGAGCTTATGGGCCAGCAGATGGACATTGCCAGCCAGCGCACCGAGTCACTCCAAAAAGAGCTCAACGACTTAAAGGCAAAGAATGCTCCGGATGAAGACATTCGTCGTGTAGAACGCGCCTTGGCTGATTCGGCAACAGAGGCAAATAATCTCAAAAACAATATATCCGGCGTTGGTGATTCAGCCAAAGATGCAGCGACCAAATCAGAGGGTTTGAGCGATGGCATTAAAGGCATGGTCACGGGTGCAGCGATGGAGCTTACGCGTCGTGGCATTGATATGGTTAAAGACTCGCTTGATGACGCGATCAAGCGGGTAGATACCCTCAATAATTTTCCACGCACCATGGGCAACCTTGGAATAGATGCAGAAGATTCAAAAAAGGCAATAGATAGGTTATCAGATGGCCTTTCTGGTCTTCCTACAACGCTTAACGATGCAGCAAGTGGTGTACAGCGCTTCACGGCAAAGAATGGTGATGTCGAGAAATCGACAGAAATATTCCTTGCTATGAATAACGCCATTATTGCCGGAGGTGCAGAATCACAAAATCAAGCTGCGGCTGTCGAGCAGCTTACGCAGGCATATTCTAAAGGCTCTATAGACATGAATGAATGGAGGTCGCTGCAGGTAGCAATGCCGGCACAGCTGAACCAAATCTCAGCTGCTTTTGGTATGACCCAAGATGAATTCTATGAGGCCCTAAAATCTGGTGATGTCTCAATGGATGACTTCATGCAGAAGCTGGTTGACTTAAACAGTGAAGGTTCAGGAGAGCTTGGTTCATTCGAAGATCAGGCAAGAGCAGCCTGCGAAGGCATAGGAACCTCTTCAGAAAACATGCACACCGCTGTAACGCGCGGAGTTGCAGGCATCATCGATGAAATCGGGCAGGATGCTATTTCTGAAGCGATTGGAAAGATAACAGATGCAATTAATTCCGTTGCAGAAGTTGCCAAAGACGTGATTACCTTCGTAAAGGACAACGGTGACGTATTTGGTCCGTTTGCAATCATCCTAGGTACCGTTGCAGGAGCTGTAGCAGCCTGCACTCTTGCTGTGGCGGCCTTTAACGCTGTCCTGGCACTAAACCCTCTTGTCTGGGTTGCTATAGCAATTGGTGCTGTTATCTTGTTGCTTATCTACTTCTTCAAAAGAACTGAACTTGGTAAGAAAATCTTTGAAACACTTTCAGAATTTTGCACAAAAGCCTTCGATGGCATCAAAAATGCCATCGGAAAAGTCGTAGATTGGGTGAAAAGCAATTGGCCGCTTTTGCTCGGTATTTTGCTCGGTCCTATTGGAATTGCTGCTGCACTAATTTTCAAGAATTGGGACAAAATCAAAGGCTTCTTTAAAGATGGAATTGCAAAGTGTGTTGAGGCTGTAACCGGAGTAAAAGAAAAGGTGGCAAATTTCTTTTCTGGAATCCCTGATGCAGTATGGGCAAAACTCAAGGCAATCACAACCTTTGGAAAAGACATAGTCAGAGGGCTAGCAGATGGCTTATCGCCTACAGCAGTAATTAGCAAAATTAAGGAAATCTGTAACAAATCGCTAGATGCAATCAAAAAGTTCTTCAAGATTAGCTCACCATCACGACTGATGGAGGAAATTGGAACTTACGTTATGAGCGGCTTCGCTGCAGGAATAACTAATGCTGGAAGATACCCAGTAGCTGCAATGTATGCAACAGTAGAAGGCGTTGCGGCACAGGCTGAACGGATTTCAGGCGTTGTCGACGGCATTGGTAAGGCGATGGATGCCCAGGCTAGCAAATGGTCTAAATCCTACGAAAAGCAGCTCAAGGGAAGCTCTGACAAACTCACAAAATCGCAGCAAAACCAACTCAAAAAATTCTCTGGTACTCTAAGTAAGCAAATTGAGATCAATAAAAACCAGCTCAAGTCTGTCGTTGAAAGCCTTAAGGATAACATTGCAGATGCAAGCGCAAAGCTCGAAGAGGCCAAGAAAGCCTTTGCTGATTATTCAGATGGCATTAAGAACACTTTTAAGGGCTTTGGTTCCTTGGGAAGTCTGGAGCTTGGCGAAGACGCTTCTGACTACGTGAAATCACTTCAGAACCGTCTCAAGGCTACTTCAGAGTTTTCGAAAAACATTCTTGCATTGAGGTCTAAAGGACTCAATAAAGATGCAATTGATGAAATTCTTGCTGCAGGTCTTGATAAAGGAGCTGCAATGGCAGAAATGCTAGCAAATGGTTCTGCAGAACAAATTAAGCAAATCAACAATGTGCAAGCTCAAATAACGTCTATCGGCGCACAGCTTGGAGATAAGCTTGCAAACAGCTACTTTAAGGCTGGTATTGACAGTGCACAGGCATTGGTTAATGGCCTTGCTTCACAAGCTGCCCAAGTCGAGGCGGCCGCCACAAAGCTTGGGAAGAACATTGCAAAAATCATTGCTGCACAGTTAAAGAAGAGCTCTAACATCAAAATTAAAGCAAATGGTGTAGTGGTAACTGGCGGAAGTGCGCCAAAGGTTAAGCAGAAAATTGCAGGGTTGATTGCAGCTTCACCAACATTTTCCGGTACCGGTGCCACCAACAACTACCACATTAATGTTACGGCAAACAATGCTGATGCTGAAGCCATTGCATCGATAGTAGAGCGCAAAATTGTGAGGGGTGTCACACGATGATAAGACGCTTCACCTTACGCAATGCCTTGAGAGACGAATTAAATCTTTTAGATAAAGAAACTTTTGGCTATGACCCATCTGGTCTAGGTGTGTCAATCGATAATAGCTATATTGGTGCTGGTGGTGACATGATCCCTACTTCATCAAGCCTAACGATGCATGCCTTTACCATTGATATTATCTTTGGCTATGAGAGTGGTCGGTCTTACGAAAAATACAAAGAGGTGGCACAGTTTCTATCTCATGGTCCCTTCACAATGGTCTACGAAACAAATGCAGGTCGCTATGAACGCGAGTACCAGCTGGGTGAATTATCGAAGACTGAAATTGGAAATAAGTCAGCACTTGATGAAACACTTACTCTGGAACCATTAACGCCGTGGTACCGCATGGTGTCACTGGAAGAGCGTACGGTTGCAGCATCTTTTGATACTGGAGCCTATGGTAAGACCTACGCTGTTGATGCGACTTCGAAACCTCCTGCGCCTGAGTTATTAGCAGATCCGATGCTTACCAGCATGGACGCACTCAGCATCGAGAGCACATTCGTGTCACTGTGCTCACTATCAGACGCTGGTGCACCATTCGATGGCTTCAATGTCTTAACATTCAATGGTTTGCGAGCACCGATGATTGATGGGTGTATCGAGTTTGTACAGGACACTGGCACATTGCCAGTGACGGGGATTTTGTCTTTCTGGTTTAAGCAAGACACTGCAGATCACGACAGAGGTTCAATTGCGGTTCCGTCATCTGTCATTCCGCTTGCAGCATTTATAGGTGGAGTGCGCGTCAATGTTTTGAATCGCCGCGGCCTGTCGATTATCGAAACAGACAATCTGACGTTTGGCTGGCACAAAATAGATATCTTGCTTGAAATATCATGGCCAGAACTCGCAACAACTATTCATCCGGTTAACCGCCGCGGAACAACATACTTTACGCGACCTTCGTTTACTGAAGCTGTGCTTGATGATGCTCCAGGCGGACGATATTGCTATGCGCCAGAAGAAGGCAAATTCGTCTATGGCCTGTCGCATGGCCTCATGCTGAGACAGCACGGCGTATTTGACATAGTAAACCGCGCAACAAACACCTTGACTAGCGGTAGTCCGGCAATAGTGCGTCTGCATAATAGCGCAAGTAACCCATTTTGGGAAGTAGTTCAAGGAGGGAGAGTGGTGCAAAGTGATGGTTACTTTGTTGATGTCTATACAGGACAGACTCTAGAAGTTTCTTCATTCCCTCAAGATAATATTGCGCGACTCGTTGAAGATGATGGTTCGAGCTCTAATTTGTACCAGAAGCAAGATTTGACCAGAACAAATTTCATCACAATTCCTGCAGGCTCATCAACACTTTCTTTTGACGGTGTTACTGGTGAAGTTGAGGTGCTGTATAGAGAAGAGCATCTGGTGGTATGACGGCACTCTCATGCTACATACTTGATCGCAAGACACTTGCAGTCAAAGCGCGCTTTCAGTCCTACGACTGGGATATTTCACGTGACTATTTGACTAATGAAAAATCAAGCTTTGTTCCTTTTGGAACCTGGGAGGCACAACAGGGCGATTTTCTCGTAGCCAAAAGCTCCTTGCTTGACTGGGTTTCTAAGAGCGGAAATCGTAGGTTTAAACCATTTTACACTGGGGTCTTTGATTCTTTTGAGAGCGAAAAGATCGTGTGTTGCGATCTATACAATTTGCTCAACTTTGAATTTGTGGCCACCCGCATGACGGGCACTGATGTTACTGGTCATCTTTTCGCTTTGATTATGCAAAATCTCATAAATGACACCACAAAAAATATTGGTGATATTGAGGTTTCTGCAGATAATAGCGCAATAAATTGGAGCTATCAACCAGCAGAACCACCAACAGCAACAAACATGGTGACCTACTTCATTAATGCGTTCAGGAAGTACAACGTCTTGTGGGACGTCGATTACTTCGAAGATTCTGGCATCGGTGCATTGAAGATGGTTACTTCAGTGAGACATGTAGCCAGGCGGATTTCACTCAAGGACAATACGTCAGCGTTTCTAGATTGGGATGTGTATGTTGACCCGGGAGGGTTTAGTGAGCAAAACAAGCTTGTGATTGTTAACAAGAAAACTGTTGACATGCTTGCGCCCATGGTTATGAGTACATGGTATATCAGAAGTGACGGCGAAATAGTACAAGTCGCCGATGAGGGAGTTCATCGTCCGACTCGCGACAAAGTATTTATCTTTGATACAACACAACAAGATCAGCCAACGCAACTTGAAGTGGCACGAGCTGAACTGTCAGCCTCTAATTATAGTCACGAAATAAATTTCAACATGAAGAAGTCGAATAGCTTGCTTGACTGGCATGACCTCGAAATGGGAATGTTGGCAAATATTGTCTACAACAATGATATCTTCGAATCAATTATGACCGGCTACAGAGTGAGTTCAGGTAGCGACCTAATTGGACTTCGTTTTGGCTATGTAAGATCAACGCTGCAACAGCTGCTAGATGATGGGAGTTAATAATGGCAATTAAGGGTTACCAGTTTGATCGTGAAACACCTACGCCGCTATCAGATGCGCTTCTTTATAATGCTCTAACACGTGGGCATTCGCGGGTGATTGAGGACTACGGTGATGCTTTTGAATGTGTCGCAACTTGGTCGAGAGATATAACTATTGGTACCGGCTTTGCAATTATGGCCGGTCGTGCTGTAGAGGTAAATACTTCTGAAATCATGACAGTTCCATCTGGATTTAAAGGCTATGTCTGCATTTCAATCGATTTGAGCCGTGTAAACCAGTCAACTGGTTCTGTTGGAACACCAAGCTATTTGCCCATCAACAACCAGCTATCTTTTGAGCTCAAGGAAGAGCCAGTCCAGGAAGACATTAGCAACGGTGGCGAATTGTTTGATTTGCCATTATGGCTAATAGATGGAACAGGCGCAAACGTTATTGTTGTCGAGCGCAAAGACAGTTTCTTTTCAACGTTGACTGGTCCTGTCATGCCGGCAGTTGGTCAAGAGTTTGTCACAACGAGCTCAACACCACCTTGGGAGTTGTGGGGGGGGGGTTCTGAAGCAGATTGGAAGCTCGTAGGGATTGATGCGGATATTCTTGTGAGTGCTGGTACTAATGTCACGCTTAACTCATCTAAAGCAAACATCATACGTGATGTAGTGTACGTGCGAGTGAGTGGAGTTGTTTCTAGTCAAGCCGCAGGGTCTCGAAATGTGGCAAAGATTCCAGCAGAGTATACCTTTGGTGAAAATGTAATCGCGATGGCGTGCGCACCAAACACAACTGCAGGCATTCAGTATGCTTTTTTATCGAATGTAGGAGACGTGAGGATTGACCAGAACATAGCAGTTCAAACATTCTATGCGTCGGTCTCATACGTGACAACTAAACCGATTGTCTACAACGACACTTATAAAAAATACTACTGGTTAAGACTAAAGTAAGGAGTATTTATGGCACCACAACTATATGAAGGTTCAGGACTTCCTTGGCACCAATACCCAGGAACCAGGGAAGAAGACTGGGAGCTCATCGGCTTTGATCACACAGCTGACATCGTGCCATACGGTTCGCCTATAGAAAAGCCAGGTTCAACTGTTGCGTTAGAGAGTGGTGTGTCACTGTACAGTGGGTACGGAACGAAGCTTGCCGTCAAAGACGGCATACTATTTCTAAACACCTTGCTCACCTTTACTTCAACGACATCATCAAGAGTTGTATTAAGATTGCCTGACTGGGCTACTACTACTACTACTACTATTCCCTGCGCCCATATTGGAGCATCAGACTCAACAGCTGCACAGGTCACAAATTACGGTGCAATTGAGGCTGTTGCAGCGTCAGGGCAGACACTGCAGCGCTGTTTTTTAGCTGTTACCACACCAATTAAAGTTGTATATAAGGACTTCTACAGTTCATACAAATGGAGGCGGAAAGGATAGGAATACTATGACTGAAATCAATAAGAAGACAGGGGGGGGGGCTTCCCCTGAAGATTGGAAGTTGGCGTCATTTGACGTTTCACCAACAGCAGTGAATGGTGCCAGCGGAACAGATACTTCAAATCTTAAGTGTTGGGTTACTGACGGGACTCTCTTTATTAGCGGATACTTCACGCTCAACACAGCACTTGCAGCATACACATCGAGATTAATTGGCACACTTCCTGAAGAAATGTATGCTGCACATATGGCAGGAGCAACTGCGTTTTCGAACGTTGCAATGAGGTTTAGCATAGGCACAAACGGAGAAGTGTATGCAAGACCAGGTGCAACTGGCAGCAACACCGACGCAGCCTATGTAAGCCTGGTTGCAAAAGCTGTTCCAAAAACTGAACACACTGGTAAGTACAGCAAAGTTTACTGGGAAAGAAAGAGTTAGGTGATTATATGAGTTGGAAACTAGCACCATCACTGGTTAGACTCCGTGATGAAGTAAACGCAAGATGGCCACAAAGGTCTAAGGTGTCTGATGGCACCATAGGTGACGCACGTCATGCAGCTACAACAAGTGACCATAATCCCAACAAGCGTGGCATGGTAAACGCTCTTGACATAACAGCAAGCGGCGTAGACACATCTGCAATCATTGCTGCTGTCATCGCGCATCCAGCCACTAACTACGTGATTTTTGACCGTAAAATATACTCACGAAAAGACGGCTTCAAGGCCAAGGTCTACACTGGCTCAAACCCTCATACGGCTCACATTCACATTTCTATCTTGCAGACAGAGGCAGCTGAACAAAGTGCCGTATCATGGATGACACCAAAGCCAGCACCTAAGCCTGTAGTTAAGTACAACTTGACTAAAGTCCTGAAAAAGGGCGTAGGAAGCAAGGCAAAGCCTGATGCTGCTGTTAAGACACTTCAGTCAAGACTTGGAATGAAGCTTATCGACGGTGTCTTTGGTTCTGGAACAGAAACAGCAGTCAAGGCATTTCAGCGAAACAACAAGCTTAAAGATGATGGTGTGGTTGGCGAGAAGACAGCGCGCACACTTGGGTGGCTCTGGAGGGGGAAGTAGTATGAAGATCACAGTTGCGTGGTGCAAAGACTGGTTTGAAGCTGCTACCATTCGAGCCATTAAGACTGGTGCACAGGCTTTCCTTGCAGTTACAGGCTCACTTGCTATTATTTGGGAAATTAACTGGCCAATTGTTGCGTCAACAGTGATCTTATCCATGATCAACTCATACGTGACATCACTTGCTGGAATACCAGAAGTGGCAAAGGAATAG